TTATAATACGGAAATAGTTAATTTACCAAATATTGATAACATCAAACAACTCAAAAATTTAATAGAAAATGATACCAATTTGGAATGAAAATTACTTCATCGACATGGACAAAATTGAGGATTATATCGATTTGTCAGCAATAATTAATGATGAACTTAGTGGAAGCACTAACGAACACAAAATCAACGTTGTCAAGTATGAGATGGTTAAGTTAATGCTTGAGGTCATAATGAGTGAACAGAATGAAGTCGATGAAAAACTTGGATTACAGAATTCAAATTTGTCACTTTCTTTCAGATTGGCATTTAACACACTGTTGAATAAAAAAATAATAACACATTACTAAAAAATGGACCAAGAACAAATTGAAAAAGTAAAAAATTCAATTAGTAATCTACGAGAGAAAAAATCTAAATTATATTTTTTCATTCACGATACTAAAGGTAACGCCAAGGCCTCTATAAAATACATTTATGATTTGGCATTAACTCTAAAGAGAAACGGATTCAATTCCATTATCCTACACGAAAAATCTGACTACACAGGTGTTACTTCTTGGCTTGGAGAACATTACATGACAGAAATCCCTCACTTGGTTATCGAGGGACAAAATGTAGAAATTGCTGCGGAAGATTTCCTTATCATTCCAGAAATATTTGGTTTCATGATGGACCAAGTCAAAAACCTACCCTGTGGTAAAGTTGTTTTGACTCAGTCGTATGCATATATGTTGGAAACACTTCAACCAGGTCAAACATGGAATCAATACGGATTCTTTAAAACCATTACTACTTCAGAAACACAAAAAAATCAAATTTCCAAAGTAATGAGAAATCAAAGTTTTGATATCATCGAACCTTATATTTCCGACGTTTTCAAAAAAAGAGAACTACCACCCCTTCCAATCGTTGGAATTCACTCAAGAGAACAAGAAGATACTATCAATTTGATTAAGACATTCTACTTGAGATTCCCCCAATACCGGTGGTTCACATTCCGTGATTTGAGAGGTCTATCTCAAGAGGAATTTGCAAACGCGATTTCGGAGTGTTTCGTTACTGTTTGGATGGACAGACAAAGTGGTTATGGAACATTCCCATTGGAATCGATGAAAGTTGGTAATCCTGTTATCGGACTGACACCTAACTTGGTACCCGAGTGGATGAATGAAACCAATGGAATTTGGATTAAAGATGAACTTATACTTCCTGATGTCATTGCGGATTGGATACAGAATTGGTTGGAGGATAACATCTCTGAAGAAATGTACCAAAACATTCAAGAAACGGTGGACAAACTTCCCACCAAAGAACAATTCGAAAATAAAACCATAGAAATTTTCACAAGTTACTTAGAAACGAGAGCTGAATCTATGGAGGAACAAATTTCAAAATTTAGCGAATAATTATGAACAACGTATTAGACATTACCATTGTACTTCCAATCAAATCGGCGGTAACCCGTGATTTTGAAGATTACTTTGAAAAGGCAATTCAATCAATCAAAAACCAAAAAGTTGGTGTAAAAGAACTTTTGATTGTTGCAACTCAAGAGGAAAAACTCAACTCACACTTGGATTCTTTTGATTTTGGTGAAATTAATATAAGAAAGTTAATTTGGGATAAAGAACCCAATTTTGCTTCTCAAGTAAATTATGGAATCGAGAACGCAGACTCAAAGTGGGTTTCGATTTTTGAATTTGATGATGAATACGCAAACATTTGGTTTGATAATGTAAGAAAATACATGGAGTATTACCCAATGGTTCAAGCGTTCCTTCCTGTTGTAGTTGATACGGATGAAAAAGGAACCTTTGCGGGATTTACCAATGAAGCGGTATTTGCAGCAAACTTCGCACAAGAAGTTGGTTATCTCACTAATGACATCCTACAAGATTATCAAAACTTCCAAACCGCAGGAATGGTTCTGAGAAAAGATGTTGTAGAAGAATTTGGAGGTTTCAAATCATCTATCAAGCTAACATTTGTTTATGAATTTTTGTTGAGACTCACTTATAACTCCACATCGATTATGACAATCCCAAGATTGGGTTACAAACACACCAACATGAGAGAAGGTTCTCTGTTTTGGAATTACAAGTTTGGTCAAGAAAAAATGGTAGATGAGGAAGTCAAATTTTGGGTACAATCAGCAAAGAAAGAATATTTCTTCAAAGAAGATAGAACCATAAAGTTCCAAACAACAAATGATTAATTTTGGAAACATTAACGGCAATTACCGAAGATGTTTCATCAAAAAAAAGGGGGAGGAAAGCTACCACTACCAACTATTTTGATGTTAGAGAGGAAGAGGCCGTAAAGGCCTTCCTTCTAGCGGAATCTTATGAGGAAAAAAATCAGATTTACAACGAATTTCTGAGAGCCCCTTTGGACAAGATGATATCTTCGATAATTCGGAGATATAAATTGTACCGTAAAGACATGGATTTCCGTGAAATTCATGTTGATACACACTCTTTTTTGATGACAAAGGTGGACAAATTCAAACCAGCAAAGAACAAAAAGGCTTACTCGTATTTTGGTACAATTTGTAAAAACTACTTGATGGGTCAAATCATCAAAGACCAAAAGGATACCAATAGAAAAGTTTCTTATGAAGATATCTCGGTTTCTTTGGAACAAAGACCTGATATGATTTATACCATTGATAATGATGTTTTAGACATGGAGGTAGTAATTCAACGTTACCTCTCAGACCTTAAAGACTATATCAATAATGAGAATCTCACCGAAAACGAAGTCAAGTTAGGTTATGCCCTTGTCGATTTATTTGAAAACTACGAAAGTATCTTTGCTAGTACCGACAACAACAAATTTAACAAAAATATTATACTTTTATCACTGAGGGAGATGACTAATCTATCTACCAAAGAGATAAGAAACTCAATGAAGAAGTTCAAAAAGTTGTATACGGTTTTACAAACCAAAATGAAATATTAACTTTTCACTTTTTTTATTGATATTTTAATTAATACTATTTATAAGTATGCCACGTCCACAACGCAAAGAAATCAAATTTTCCAAGGACTCAATTTTGTCCTTGATGCAAGAAATCTACAACGAACTTGTAGAACAAAGAAATACTGCCATCAGGATTCAAAATAAAATGATATCAATGATGAAAGACCCCGACGATATGAAGGAAATCGGGCCTGTATTGGAAAAACAACAAAAAATTATAAACGATTGTGTTGAGAAAAAATTGAGTCTTTCACGTCTCCAAAGTTCAATTTGGGAAAAAACAACAAACCAAGAGGAGTCTTTTTCTTTAACTGATATGGATGACGAATTGTTTGAAAAACTTTTGGATAAAGATTCTGATGTGACGGACGACCCAACATATAGAATGTAAGTCCAATGCCAATATTCAGTAACCAATCAGTAGACGTTGCGGGGGGATTCGAAGAGATTTCCGCACGAATTTCTGCATTACAGGCATACAACGAAGCAAGACTAACTCAAAGTGAAAGTGAAAAAAACAGGGGTGACAGTTTAACTCGTTCACTCCAAATTCTCGCAGGTCAAAAATCCTCAGTAGAGGCCAACCAAAGTAGGGACAAACGAAACCAAGAAACTTCATTTGATAAGATGATATCTCTTATCAATCAAAGTAGTATTGGTGGGACTGGATTTACAAACACAAACGCGTTAATACGTAAAAATCTATTGGAGCTCGTCTTTAAAATGAAAGACGAAATTAAAACAATTATCACTGAAGAAGCATTTAGAGTTCTAAATTGTTCTCAACAAGAAACTTATCAAGGTCTCTCTACAACACAACTTCAAAATATTCCCTCCCTATCCTTATTACCTCAACAGGACGGAATTTATGTTAAGGTAAGTGATATAGATTTCAACAAATCACTAGTAATCAAACCCCAAACTCAAATCGGTAAGTTGTATTATGAGACGACAGGAATTACTTCTTTATCCGTTTATAACAACTATGCGGGAAGGCAACCTTTTCCTATGAATTTTGAGTTGAATCAAAGGATTCAACAACAAAATTCTACATTTAGAGATGAGTATTCAACTTATTATAACGGACGTAGCCGTCAAGGAATCTTTGACATCGAATATACAACCCAAAATGGTGTTGGTGCCTCAGGAGACTACTTCAGAGTTTTCTTACTGGACAGGGAAGGGACACCACCACCAACCACGGGTGGAACTATAAGTACATTAAAGTATTCTGCAAACACCATCGCGGATGCACTTGGAGATTATTATCAGTCAATCGAAGTATACAACTCCAAGGTGTTTTTGGGTAATTTACTTAACCTTATTTCGGGTACATTATCCGGCTCAGTTTCAATAACTCAAATAGAGGCTCAAAATAGATTTATAACAATCCTTAATCGTATCATAGGTCGATGTGAGCCTGGTCAAAGCGAAATCGATGTCTCGGGTGTTGCCAAATTATCAGAGTTAGATATCGATGACAATGAATTTTTCACCTTTACCGAAACTGAACTCAATGATATAAATGTTGAGTCAAACAACCAAAAACAAGGAGTTGTAGAATATGTAGATTGTGACAACGTTAAGTTACCCGTAAATAATGAAATTCTAATTCAACAATCCCAAAACTTGGCGGACAACATTGATAATCTTACCGTTGAACAACAATTAGAAGAAATTGAAAGAATACTCGATTCGATTCCTCAAGCATGGTCTCAACAAGGAATTGGAATTGGTTTTGACACACAAAACCCCTTTAATCAAAGTATTTTCAAAAAAATCTTGTTGGCTCTATTTGCGTCTATTTTTACCCCCAAGGTTTTACTTCCGATTTTCACGTTCAAGGAATATCTTAACAATCAAATCGTTGGTTTTGCGAACACACTCATTACTTCTGGTAATACTCTTATTTCTTCGGCAAACACCCTCATCAACTCTGCAAGTACTCTAAACAATATCATTAACTCTCAAATCAACACGGGAGTAGATTTTATCAGAGAATATAAAAAGTTTGTTTTCAGAGTTGTGGGTAGAATTATGAACAGATTTTTGGAGTTGTTGTTTAATATGTTGAAGAAAAATCTTCTCAGACTTCTTCGTGAAATTTTAAGGGACATTGCACGAACAAGTAAAAGTGCCAAACTCAAAGCCATAAACGCCATATTAGATTATGCACAACCCTTAGTACAAGGGTTTCTGAATTACAGAGAGTGTAAGTCACTTATTCAACAAATACAAAGAATAATTCAGTTACTAAGAGGTACACCACGACTACCACCAAGTCCATTTCCTAATCCAATTTTGGTACTTTCAGAGTTTTTACCTGGTGTAAGTCCCGAAAGGGGGGTGCTGAACATTGTAGAATATATGCAAGCCTACGGATTACGTACGGGTACGTTACCCGACGGGTCACCCAATAGAATTGTAAGATTAGTAACTGCAATCGAAAAGGGGGGTTATGACGAGTTTGTTCAAAATGGTAAAGTCGAAGGTACGGCATTTGTTCCACCTTTAACTGGTGGATTAATAAAAGTATTTGCAAAAGGTAGATAAGATGACTCAAGAAGAATTTAAAGTATTAATGGAGGTTGCTAAAGATGTGAAAAATGTCCCCAATAATCGTTTGGAACAAACTATGGACCAATTAGCCACGGAATTCGAAACAACAAAACAAAATATTTTGGGTCTGAGTTTTTACTTAGACAAAATCGAAGAATTGTATAATAAAATATTGAAAGAATACCAAGAGAGAAATGGCGAGTAGAATTTGGTTTTATGCGGTTGTAATTGATAACCAAGACCCTTTAAACTTGGGTAGGGTTAGAGCAAATTTGCTTACAGACGATATCAAAGCAATTCAAAAGAGTTACGATGGATTTGGTCCTCAAGATTATTGGACTGAAAGAGACCCCTTCATTTTTAATTCTTTGTTACCTCTATACGTTTGGTCTGTTCCGAAAGTAGACGAATTGGTTCAGATTTACTATCACGAACCCGATAACACACAGTTTCTCAACGCATATTACATACAGGGTCCATTTAATCGAATTCAAAACATTGTACAAGAGAATTACAATGAGTCTCAAAAGTTTACCGATATTTCGGGTGTCCAAATCTTGGGTGCAAACAACCTCAGAAACCCCGACGGTACTTACAAGAATCCTGACCCTGATGGTGTGTTCCCTGAACCAGGTGATGTAGGTGTTTTGGGTAGAGGTAGTACAGATTTAATTTTAAAAGAAGACACTACTCTTCTTCGTGCCGGAAAATACAATGGTGACTTAATTGCCAATCGAGACCCCAAAGGGAATAAGAACAGAGCGTTTGTCCAACTTAGTAAATTTCAAAATAAAACCTCAATTGGAAACACAACACGTCAAGCAGAGGTCAAGGTTGAAAACTTACAAGTCAATTACCTAATTGAGTATGACGTGACAAACCCTGAAAATGGGTTCAACTTATTCAATGGAACGGTTAGGTTATTTAAATTGTTACCCAACTCAGCCACAACCTCACAAAATCTGAAGGTCGATTCAGACATTGAACAATTCAAATTCATCAGGGCAACTCAAGACTTTTCACAATTAAGTTTGGATGGTGTTGTTAATTTTATAAACACATTCATAAGGGATTGTAATAGTAAATTAAAAACTCCAACAGGGGTGGTTCTATTCAACGTTCTCGATGAAAGGTTCCCCATATACTTCCGACCTACCAATATCTTCTACAACACGATGAAAACCACCTCACAGAACGTGGTAAGACAGAACTTAACAGGTGTGTTTTCTAAAATCAAACTTTTACCCACGGATAAAGTCGGAGGTTATGGATTGATTTACCAAGAAAATAAAGTTGGTGAGCCAATTAAATTTATCCCGAGAAGTTTCAGAAAAATAGAAACCAATTCACTTCCTGAGACCTACGCCGCAATGGGTGGACAACATGTCTATCTATTATCTCAATTATCACAAATCCCTGGAAAATCAAAAATCAATTTTGACAATAGTCTTTACGGGATTGATGAACAAACCTTTGCTCTCCAAATAGAACCCAACACATCAAGTGCTGTCAGGGGTGAAGAACTTCTTGAGTTGTTAAATATAATTGTAAGGTTCTTGGTTTCTCACACCCACGGGTTCCCAGGTGAACCCCCCATTCCCGTGACGGAGGACGGTTCGAGTGTTGCGAATTTGATTCAAGAACTCAATGACGCATATAATAAGGTACTTAATCAATATATTCGATTGAATTGATATTTATAAAGAAAAAGTATAATGTCAATTTATCGGTCGTATTTTAGTAGGAACAATACTTTATTATCAAATCTCTATACAAATACTGCAAGAAACCCTGTAGTACAACTTAACTTTGGTAGTTCTGATTTAGTAGTACCCAACTTTGGGTTCACCCGTTTTATTTTTGACTTGGACCTTGATGGTCTCAGAGAAATGATTGCCGAAAAGGTTATCTCCACAGGTTGTACCACAGGGATGACTCATACTCTTATGATGACCAATACTTCATCGTTTGATGATGAACTTCTTAACACCAATATGAGTGATGGAAGAAAAAGAGCAACATCATTTGATTTAATACTTTTTAGAATACCAAAGTTTTCAGGAGATACAGGAACACCACAAATTTGGGATGAGGGTGTTGGATACGATTATAACGACTTCGGTACAACACAAAATGGAATTTCAGGACAACAGTCATCCATAGAACAATTAAATAACAAGAGTTTTTCATTAAGACCATCAAACTGGTACCAAACAACAACCGTTACAAATTGGTCAGAGCCGGGAATTTACAACAACAAAAATATCCTCACAGGTTTAACAGGTCTTAACTATTCATCCCTCACCATCGTAGACGAACAACACTTCGAACTTGGTAACGAGGACATCCAATTTGATATGACCAATGAAATAAATGGTATATTAGATGGAACTATAACAGGTGTTACTGGATGGGGGGTTGCATATAAACCCGATATTGAAAACATCACAGGACTTACAGAATCATACTCAGTAGGGTTTTTTGGAAAATACACTCAGACATTTTACCAACCATATCTCCTTACAGATTACAACGACTTAATACAAGACGACAGAAACCTGTTCCTTAAAAACCAAACCAATAAGTTATATCTCTATGTGTATCAGAACGGAGATTTTGCTAACTTGGATAACTTACCTGGTGTAAACATTGAAGACCAAAATGGTGAGGTCGTAACGGGGGGGAGTGGATTGACAACCTGTCAAGTTACAAAAGGTGTGTATGAAGTTACGGTTCCCAATATTTTTGTGAATCAACCAGTACCTTGTTTATTCTATGATGTATGGACAGGACTTACCATCAATGGACAGTCTCTACCCAATGTTACCAATCAATTTGTTTTACAACAATACAGTGCGGGTATACAAATAGGTAGTCAATCTAAAGAGCCGAGTAAATACGGATACAGTTTCTACGGTATTCTACAAAATGAAAAGATTTTGAATACTGAAATCCGTAAGATTGGTGTTGTTGCCAAGAAACAATGGACATCTCAACATCAATTAGAAAACATCGACATATACTATCGTGTGTATGTAAGGGAAGGTACCACTGAAGTTCAAGTACAGAACTGGACACCAGTAAACCGAACTCCGAACGAGTATTACTTCATTTTTGATATGAGAGACAAAATTCCTAATGAGTACTTTGTCGATATCAGAGTGAATACAAGTGGTGAGAAAGATATTTATAAAGACACAATTCAATTCCAAATTGTTAACAAGAAATGAAAAAGGTAATCAAACTCAAAGAATCAGATATTAAAAACATTGTACTCAGAGCACTTAAGGAGGCTGAGCACGAACATAATAGATACATGTTCTTCAGTAATTTAGAACAATTAAAAAGACAAGCCGAGAAGTTGTTGGAATTGGACCATGACCAAATTCATGCGATTTTGGAAAATGGACACGATTGGGCAGACGACCATATCACGGTAGCTAAAGAAAACCTTGACCAAGTATTCGATTTTATGATGAATGAGATTGAAGGTAATGGAGAGGAGTTAATGGTTGCTATGGATATGGATATAATGGAAGCGAAAAAGAAAAAGAACAAAAAAAAGGCTGGAACTCCGTTATGTGCTAGAGGTAAGGCGGCGGCTAAGGCTAAATATGATGTATACCCTTCAGCGTACGCTAACGGATATGCAGTACAAGTGTGTCAGGGTGAACAACCTGGTCTCGACGGTGAAAAAAGATGTTCGGGGGCTTATTGTTAATTTGATTTTTATTTTGTACCTTTGTCATCAAAGACATAAGGAATGAATAAAACTGAACACAAATTCCGTAGGTGGGTCCAAAAACTCACTCTCAAATTTTTTCGATACGTATCGAGTGAACAAGAGAAATCAATCTACGAGAGGGATTGTATTGCGGTTTGTAAAAAATTTATCAACCAACCCGATTCTGTAATGTTGTTAACACCTATTAGTGGTAAACGATACATCAAGAGTGAAAAGAACGAAGTTTTTATCATCTTAGAGTCTCATCGAGTAAAAATTATCAATCACGTTTACGCCTACGATGTTCATTTGAATGAAAAATCTTGGAACCAAATTGTATCTCTGTTTGATAATGAAGTGGAAAAGAGAAGAGAGGAATTTGAAAAACAAATCACCTCAAATATCAAATCCTCACTTCAAAAAATTGTAAAAGAAATCAAATGAAAAACCCATTTACCTACTTGTACTACACAGGACTTCTTGTTTTGATTGTTACACTTACTTTTACTACTTTCTTTATTTTAAAATTTTCGAGTATACTTCCCTCTTTGTTGTCCCAACAGGGAAAGACAGAGTACTATCAAGAAACTGAAATTATACCCAAGGCAACTTCGGAAATCAAAGAATCTGAAACTTTAGTAATAAAGCCCACGGTTGAAAAAAAACAACCATCAGTTTCAACAACATCCTCATCATCAGAAGTTTCCACGACATCATTAACAGTAACATCAACACCATCCTCCGAAAAAAAAGATAGTGTTGTAAAAGTTGAAGAAAAATTAACAGATACAAATGTAGTTCAAATCGATTCTACTTCACAGACTCCTTAAGAACTCTAAAAATTAACCCTCTAAGACCTTCATTTTTTTTCTTTTTTGGTTTGTAAGAAGTCATAGTTGGTTTGTTACCCTTTCCTGTTTTCGGGTCTTTTTTTTCAGCCCTCCTTTTTTGTGCACAGGCGGCTTTCTTTTGTTCGTCCGTCATTTTAGCGGCAACACCAGCTGCACGACATTTCGGATAACCCTTAGATTCACCCTCAGGTCTTCCACAGGGTGGATGCCCTCCACCTTCTTTTTTTCTACAAATATTTACCCAAGGTCCTTTTGGTTGTTTACTACCTTTAGGTTTTTTCTTGGTTCCAAACCAAACGGCTAAGTCTTCTTTTAAGATATCATCTTTAAAAATTTTTTTTCTCATTTTTTTCACTTTGTTAATGTTTGATTTGGTTTTTGCCTCATCTTTCTTGACCCTATCGGAGGATTTTCCCACTTCACCATCATAAAAATCATACGAAGTATCGTTGTTGAAATACTTCGAGAGTTTTACAGTAAACGGTTGAAGTTGTCCATCTGTCCAAGTTTGAGGTGTAATATTAAGTTTACCCTTGAATTGCCCATCACTCGATGATGTTGTTGACTCGTTGATTTTATGTTTCATAAACCTATATTTTTATAAATATTTCTTTTTGTATGCAAGATTTCACAGGTTTCCCTTTATTTGACAGAATAAACATTCAATCGTCCGAAGACTTTGAGAATTTATTGAATGATTTGAACGAGGAACGGGCAAATTTTATAATTCAAATTGCGTTAGAAAAGGCGTATACCTCGGGTTTATACAGTTTGAGTGAGGCCGAAATTTTATCTAAATCATTAAGATTAAAAATAAAAAAGGGGACCGAAGTCCCCTCTGAAAAGTGATTTGAGATTATTATCTCAATTCTCTCAAGTCGAATGTTCTAACACCATCAACTGTGATACGACCGTAGAAACGGTTGTTTACAACCTTCTTAGCGTATCTGGTCATGATACCCTTGATTGGTGTAAAGTTGAATGGGTTATACATCGTTGGAGTGAGTTGTAAAGGTACGTATGGTGCGTAGATGTAACCAGTGTCAAGTAACGACGTACCCTTGTGACCCAACAATACTTGGTTTGCTGGGAAGTATGGGTCACGGTAAACTTGATATCTACCTGCCAATGTTCCAACTCTTTCAATACCCATGTTGTATTGGTCTTGCTCAGGAGCTGCGTTCGAAACGTGGAAGTACTCCAAGTCGTCGAAGATTGCAGATACCTCAGAAGATACAACAATCCAGTTTGCTCCACCTCTCAAAGTTGATTTGTGGATTTGTGCTGAGATTTGGTTGATTGCAGTGATAAGAGTTTGGTTCCAGTCCTTCTGAGTGTAAGGAGTAGTACCTGAAGAGAATCTCTTCCATCCGTTGTAGTCCCAACGAAGGTTCCAAGATGCTGCCTTTCTCAAGTCTCTCAAGATTTCACGGTCAATTTCCGCAGCTACTTGCTCCGACAACAACGCAGTCAATTCAGCTTCAGCGTCGATGTTGTGGAACGCAGCAACGTCTTGTGCCATTTCAGGAGACCATTGTGCTCTAAGTTTTCTTTCAGTAACCGAAACAGTCACAGACTGAAGGTCGAAAGAAACTTCACCAATTTTATCTTCGAATTCAAGATTCTTATAGATTCTGTAAGTTGCAGTAAACGCCTGACTGTCTGCTGTTGTAGAAGAGAAAGTTGAGCCAGTGTAACCGTCAAGAGAAGAATCTCCACACGAAATACAAACAGGAACTTGTAAATCAACTTCAAGGTAAATTTTACCTTCAGCGTCACATACGTTGTAGTAAGTTCCACCATCAGTCAAGCTGTTAGGGAATACCAATGATGTATCCTGACCGTATTCAACGATACCCTTACCGTATCTCTGAGTAACAACTCTGAACAAGTAGTTGTTGTTTACGTTTGCAGCAGTATTAACGTTTCCAGCAGCACCACGAATTTGAAGGTCTGTTAAGAATTCTTCAGTATCCATCGGTTGACCGTTAGGTCCAATAAGTTGACCAGCACCCGCAGATGCAAATCCCGACATCATGATAAGAACCTTTCTGTAGTTATCTTCTTGATAAGCAGAAACAACTAATTGACTTCCTTCCCAAGCGACTGTTCTTGTTCCAGCAGTGATTGCTGAGTAAGAACCTTTAGAGTAGTCGTAAAGACCTGGAGGGTCCAAAGCTGGTTCGTTACCTTCGTAGAATCTATCGTAAAGGTCTTTAGTGTTGTTGTAGTCGTAACCACTGTTTGGAGTTTGACCTGCAGCTGCGTTAGGTGAACCGAAAGGTGCCCAGTGCTCGTTCGCTTGGTCTCCGGTGTACGACTGAATGTTTGGTACGAAGTAGAACAACTTACCGATAGGAAGGTTCATCGCTTGTACAGAAACGATGTCGTTAGCCAAAAGTTTAGAGAATACTCTTCTTACGATTGGGAAAACAACAGTTTCGAATGAACCTGTATCTGCAGTTGATGCAGCTTCGTTGATGAGATAAGACGCTTGGTTTTCATACAACTGAGCGATGTTCTCTTTAAGGTGTCCGTTAAGTCCCTCGAGGAAACCTAACTTGTCCCATTTGTTGATTGTATCTTCCTTGATAACTTTAAGATGCTTAAGACCGATGTTACCAACAAGACCACTTTCTAATAATGCTCCCATTTTAAATGTTTTTTTTTAGGATTTTTATTTTTAGAGTTTATTCATTAAATCCTTAATTCTTAAGAACTGAGGATTTTCATATGTTTTAGACTCAATCAAGGTAGTAGATGAACCAGACGTTTTGGTCGTGTTCAATTGTCTTTCAACACTTTCAGAAATATTCTTAGTTTCAGTGTTTGAAAGTTCTTCCTTGACAGTTTTATAGAGTTGCTTTGATTCTTTGAGTGACTCTACCGAATCAAATCTTCTCAAGATATTTATTTTTTCTTTTTTAGTAGTGGAGTGTTCAGTAAACAATCTTGTTGCGTACGCCAAATTCGAGTTGAAAACTGCAACTTCGTTGAGTTTTTCTCTGAAAACATTAAGAGCTTTCCTGTATTCCTCATTCTTTTCTCTTAAAACTTTTAATTCAACATTAACAGACTCTACTTTAACACCATTATCACCATAAACATAATTTCTGTTATTAGTGATACCTTTTCTTAATCCTCTACCTTCTTTCGAACCCATACCGTAAGTTCTAGCAGCTTCCTTTGCTTCTTCTTTGGTTTCATAGTCTTTCTTGCCAGGATGTGTCTTAGATTTGTCACCCTTATTACCACCGAATTTCCCTTCGTAGTCTTTATAGTGTCCATCTTTACCTTCACCAGATTTCTTTTCAACACCGTCTACTTTCTTACGCTTGTACTCGTGTTTGTTAGAACCCCAGTTTTTATCCTTGCCTTCTTCCATTTCACCTTCTTTGAACTCAAATTTTGCTTTACCAGTTCCCATCGCTTTGGGTGCAGCCTTTTTGTGGTCATCAAATCCCTTTTTAGGTAAAGTACTGTCATACTTAAACTTAGGGTGACCCATTCCAACGCCTTTTGGTTTTACAGTCATTTTAGCTTCCGAGAGGTCATAATCTTCTGTGTGAAGTTTATCGTCCTTCATATCCAATTCTAAGTCACGAATATGAGCCGCGTCATCCTTTTCAGCATCACGGTAGTGGTCATAATCTTCGTCTTCATTGGTAAGGTCCATTTCTTCCTCGTCCATTTCTATCTCATACATTACTTCGTCTTCTTCGTCCATAGATTCAGATGATGAGTAAAGAGCATCAAGAACGGCCTCCAAGTCAGGGTCTTCTTCAACATCAAGTTCGTCGAATTCCATTTCTTGTTCGTCCATTTCCATTTCTTCCATCTCTTCCATTTCATCCATTTCTTCCATTTCGGATTCTTCGAGTTTTACGATGTATTCAACATCTTCATTCTCGTCGGTGATGTGAACTTCACCTTCGTCTTTTACCACAACAATACCATCTTCAGGTCCCATCGCTTTAAAAGCCTTGATAACTTCATCATCAGACATGTCTGTCATATCGATAGTTTCTTCAGAATCCTCGAAATCCATTTCCATTTCATCCTCGGAATCTTCCATATTATCAACATCACTATCCATGGGAAAAACCATGTCTAGCTCAGTATCAACTTCAACCTCATCATCTTCTTGTTCAGAAAGAGATTCCTTTACTAACTGACTGATTTCTTCCTTCATTGTAGAAGCAAGTATTCCTTTTGCGTTTTCGGCAATGACTTCTTCAACATTTTTCATTTGAATAAGTGCCTCTTCAACTAAATTTTTAGTTTCTTGCATAAAAATTGTTTTTAATTTACCTTATAAATAGTTCCCAAAATAAAAAAATCCGTCTAAATCCCCCCTCTTGAAGAAAAAGGATTCAAACGGATAAAAAAAAAGGTGGATAAACCACCTTTAGAATTATTCGATTACCTCGTCGATTTTGCTTTCAACAACTGAAACAATACGCCATTCGTGTTGGAACCCCGTATATTTCTTAGTCACCTTTGCCTCGACATCAGTTACAGAGAAACCATTAACAAGTTTCTCTTCTCGGATTTTTTTAATTCTACCTGAATTCTCATCGGGCAAATCATAAACCACTTTAGCAACGAAAAATTTCTCATCCATAATAAATCAATTAAATTAACGATTTAAATAATCGGATAATTTTTTCATTAAATCAACTGACTTACCCATTCCAGAGTCAGAAATTTTTTGTTTTCTTTCTTCTTCGAGGTTTTCCTCGTACATAGACCTCTCTTCAGGGGTGTTAAAAAGGTAGGCACCTGGTGTTGAGGGTGAGGATACCAAGTCAAAACAGATTAATTCGAAGTCATCTTGAACCTCGTTTTGTTCACCAACTTTCTTAAGTGAACCAACCCCACGTGATGAGACTCCCATGGTTACACCTTGTCTCATGAGGTTAGCTGCAATATCTCCCTTTGTTGAGACAATACCACTTTCATGGAAACCTGGTGATGTTAAGAGTTTCAATTTCCCCATAAGGATATGACCATCCCACCATATG